AGAGCACGGCGGAAGGCCGCGCTTCGTTCATGTAGAAATTCATCTGCTGCCGCCCGATGGCCGAGCCGACGCCGATGTCGTCGTACACGGCGCTGATCGGCGACGTGCCGACCAGCGGAAACGGAAACCGTGGCGTGACGTGCAGGCGGATATGCAGGACGTCGCGCATCGGGACCGGCGACAGGCTTTCGCCGTTGAGCCGCTTGGCGATGACATCGTTGCCGTAAAGCTGATAGAAAATTTCGCCGTTCTCCGCGAGGCGCGGATACGACGTTCTGGTATCCATCAGGTGCAGTTCGTCGATCTCGTAGCGCGAATTGCGCAGCGCCAGCGCATAGCAGTTGCCCTCAAGATAGAGCATGCGCGTCGCATTGAGCATGAAGTCGCTCATCGACTGATAATCATTCGGACGGCGCAGGACGCGCGATAGCGCCGAGTTCGTGACGCGCTCGCGTCCGCCGTTTTCTTTCAATCGCCAGTGATCACCTGGACACATGGCGACGGTCTGCGAATAGGCGGAGACGCAAGCCTCCAAGATCGCAGACCGTTCGCTGCCGAAGATCGGATCGTAGCCTTGCTGCCAATAATTCCAGTCAGTCCCGGCGGGCAAGAACCCGCCGGTAACCGACAATTGGTAGGGGCCGGGGTGATAGTCCCCTTCGCCCTTGCGGACGAACTGATCCGCAATTCGTGACAGAAAACCGCGAACGGTCATTCGTGACGGGCCGACGGAGTTGCCTGCCTCGTCGCGTAGCCGCCGCGTTGCTGCGGTGCCTTGTTCGCTTCGGACTGTTTGGCCTCCGGCGAATTCGGATCAGGACCGCTGCCGTCGTCCTCGTGTTCCATGACGTGAACGCCGGACGCGGCGAGATCGTTTTCCTCCTGCGTCGGGGTTGGCTTCGATCCCGCCACGCCTTCCCTCGTTCCGGCCTTGGCGGATTTGTCGCGGGCCTCGCGTTCGTCGGCCAGCTTCTTCTTGGTGTCCTCCGCGTGTTTCTTCGTATCCTCATCGCGTTTCTTCGCGGCGGCGTCGGCTTTTGCCTGTTCAGTAGCGTCGGTCATCGGATTATCTCCTGTTGAATTTTCCACAAGTGGAATCCCCGTCCGATCACGTGATCAGACGGGGACTCGTTCGACTACCAAGTAACGCCCGCCACCCATGCAACGGTCCCTGCGCGACGGACCGCCCAATTGATCGGCAGGATGAGCCGCAGCGCCAGACTGTCGGTCTGGAACATCGACTTGACCGGCGCGGCGACGACACCCGGTGTTCCCGGTGTGCCGATGTCGGCTGGCGTGGTGTCCTCAAGATGCAGCGTCGCCTGATCGCTGATCTCGAAGCGTGGACCCTCGCCTCCGACACTGACGAAGTCGGCGGCATCCATCGCGATGACGGTGCCGAGAGGCACCGTGCCGGAATCGATGACCGGCCAGCCGCCGAGATTTCCGGCGGCAATTTCCTGACGGAAGGGAAACACGCCCATTCCCGGCATTGCGATCAGGCCAAGGCTGTTGGCCTGTTGCGGGTTCATGATCCAGACAGGCGTCCGCACATTGCCCGCCGTGCCGGTGATCAGTGCGCCCGTGAGCGCCTTGATGTCGCCGACCGCCGCAGCAAAGCCGCCGCCCGCCGTGGGGGTCAGGCCCGCCACGCCGTTGAGCAGACCGGCGGGCCGGATGAGCGTCGCCGGGTTGGCATCGAGCAGCACGGCATCGAGCGAGATCGCGGTGTCCTCGCCGATGGCGTTGCGGAGCAAGCCTTCGATGGCCGGGACAGAGTGCTCGTCGATCTCGCGCGTCCATGTCGTGATGACCGCCATCTTTTTCGGGGTGAGCGTTTGAGACGTGAACGCCCCCTGGCGGACAGGGATCGGCTGGCCTTCACCGACGAACGAGCCAGCAATGGTCGGCGTCCGCGACCGTGTCGGGATGATGATCTTGCCGTTGCGCCCGAAGGACAACGACAGGCCATAGCCCGACAGACGCGGATAAACCGATTTCGGCAGCAACGTCGCCATGAAGTCCACGACGATCTGCTGCACGAGTTCAGCCGCCCATCCGGCGACTGACGTCATGGCCGGTGCGGTTGCCGCCCGCATCTGCCATTCGAGCACCGCCTTGGTCGGCTCGTCGTCGCCGTAAATGGTGCGGCGGATTTCATCGACCGGCTTGCGGTGCATGTGCGCGAACAACTGCACGGTGCCCGCCCGGACCAAGAGATCGAGCGGCGTGATTTTCTTCGGTGTAACGCTGAACGGTCGCGCCGAGGTGAGTGCGGTCGAGCCGTTCGCGCGTGACCGCGTGGTCGTCGCAATCGAGCGCCCTGCCCCGTCCTCGCTTCCTGCGGCGAGATGACGTTCGGAATCGCGCAATACGCTCAGACCTTTTTCGTCCTGCGCAATTTCAGCGTTCGCCTTGCTGATCTCCTCGACCTGATCGTCGGAGACGTTCGTCTCGTCGATCCCGTCGAGCAATGCAGATAGCCTGTCCTTCTTTTCCACCAGACGTTTTTCGGCGTCGGTGATGCGTTGAGCCAACGACATAGTCGTGCCCTTTCCATTTCGTCTGTTTTCGGCTTGCCCGCCGGTGAACCCTCGCCGCCTGGTCGCGTGTCGTTTGCCATGCCCGGCGAACACGAGATCGATGGTCGAGGGGGAAACTCCGAGTGATTTGGCAACCGCCAGCGCGTTGGGGTTTGCCGGGACCGAGACGAGCGATGTCTCGACCAGTTCCTGCTTGAGGAATTGCGTACCGCTGAACGGATTCTTGATGTCGAGCGCCTTGGCATCTTGCGGTCGGAATCCGACCGACACCGCCTTGAGGATGCCCGCCTCGATCAGCTTGCGGATTTCATCGATGCGGTCAGACGTCCCGGCGGGTGCGAGTTCAAGCTTCCCGCGCAGCGCCTTGTCCGCGATCTTCACCCCGGTCCACTTGCCGACGATGAAGTTCGGATTGTGATTGAACAGCGCGATGGGATTTTTCTTGAAGTTCGAAAGGTCCCATCCGTCCGACATGATGATGTCGTCCATGCGGTCCGGCGTCTCGTCGGAAAGCACGAACTCCATGCCGCTGACGTCCCCGGCATGCGTCTTGTGGACGATGCCCTTGGCCGCGCGGTCGTCCCAGATCATCTGACAGGTGTCGGAGTCCTCGCCCTCGTCGCCCGTGCAGCGGTCCATGAAGTCCTCGTAGGTTTCGCCGTCCTCTGGTTCGAGGTCGTCGTCCTGCTTGGTGCGGATTCTGCCCTTGACCCGGATGTTCATGGCCTTCTCCTGTTTCGGTTTTGCGTAGAGCGCCTCGATGTCGGCGTCGGACAGGCCGAGCCGCTTGGCGACCTTGCGGCTCACGCCTTCGGCCTTGCCGTGATCGCCATCGTCGAGAATCGGATTGTGGAGGTCGGCGTCGTGGGCCTGGTGGTCGCGCCAGAAGAAAAGTTCACGCGGCTTTTTTGGTGCCGACATACGCTTCAAATCTCGCCATCGTTTCCTTGTCGTGCAGATTCATCACGCCGTACCAATCCTGTCCGAGCAGAATGTCCTTGCCGTATTTCGAATCGGCGATGGCCCAGACCGCTTTCGGATCGCTGCTTGCCGCCAGTGTGCGCAGCCGGTTGGCGTCCTCGTCATCGATCTCGCCGGTCCCCTCGCTGCCGCCTTCGCTCGAGATCAGGTCCGGCTCGTTTCGCTCCGCCCACTTGAAGCGGTCCTCCTCGTCCATCTGGCCCCAATACTCGCTCTGCATTTCACCGACATTGTCGGCGACGTAGTCCGGCGGTTCGATGTCGGCGGCTTTGCTGTCGCCTTCGCTTTCGAACGCCTTGTCGAGCGCCTTGGTGAGGCCGTCGCGCATGCTGTCGGTGAGATGCTCGTGCGGCTCGACCGTCGGCAGACCGGGCAATGACGGCTGCGCCGCATCGACGCCGGTCGGGCTTGCCAGCTTGTCGTCGTTGAAGGTGACGTCGAGGTCGCCTTCGCCGTTCTCATATTTTGAACTGAAGTCGAGGGTGAGCGCCTCGATCAGCGTGTCGTTCGGATATGGAACGTCAGCCTTGCCAGCATCGGTGAGCGACTTGCGATAGCCGTC